GTCGACAGCAAGCTATCGCCGAAGAAGCACGCCTACGCCGCGAGGCTGAGCGCTGGACGAGACTGGAGTTCTGATATGAACGAACCTGTAATGACTGGACTAGAACAGCTTGAAGCCGTGCGCGCCATGCAGCGGGAGATCAATAAGGCCATGAGGCCGCTCGTAAATCAGCTTTTGCAGACCGATCAGTTCTTGATGCCGGCTATACGAATCTCGATCAATGAGGACGGAAGCCCTCGATTTGATGTCGTGACGCTTCGGAGCGAGGAAAAGACATGGCCAAACCTGTGAGGTGCGCATGAACGTAGTTGAAATCCCAGTGCACAGTGTCGCGGATACTGCTGGCGCATTGCGGCGGCTCGCTGACGCGATCGAGGCCGGCGAGCATGGCAAGGCCAGTCAGGTGGCCTGGGTGGTGGATGCCGGCGGAGGCCAAATCGATGTCGGCCTGATAGGTCCATCGGGATCACCGGCGCCGGACACGTATTTTCTGCTGGGGCTGGCGATGGCGAAGTTTGAGCGTGCTGGGCTGGGGTTGCCTGCATGAGCCAAGAACTGGTGCGAGGCGGCAGTATTAACCCGTCAGGAGTGAAAATTACCTTTACTCAATGCCTTGATTTTATCGTCGAGTGCAACGGAAGAACCGGTCGCGGCGATACGCTCAACGATGCGTGGAATGATTTAATTGCAAATGATGCCGGCCTGCGGCAGTTCGCAAAGGGGCGCGGACTTGTGTTTGACCATGTGTCTGACGATGGATCGATAGTATACCTCAGGGTCGCTAGGCGTGACGGAGCACGGCGCTGGTGGGAGTTCTGGAAACCAATTCCGAAGGGGAATAAGTATTGAACACATCCGACGCCGATATGCTGCTAATGCAGTGGGCCGCATGGTCCCGCAACGAGCTGGCCAAGCTAGGCCACTCGAAGTCGAGCTGGCAGATGGAACTGCAGGCCACGTTCGATCAGCAGGAAGCGGCGCACAGTGAGTTTGAGCCAGGCGCCGATCTGGCCATGCTCGACGTGGACACCGCGCTGGCGATGGTCAAGGTGGACAACCCGGTGCTGTTCCATGCGCTGAGGAACCGATACCGCTACGGCGAACACTACCCGGCCGACGTACTCGAAAGGGCTCGGCGCGCATTCATCGCCGCCTACATTTCGCCGCTTGACGAGGACGAGTTTTTATACGATTCTTTGCGACGTGGGCGTTCTGCGCCCTGAAGAAAGTGAATACTCCATGAACCCGGCCCTCGCGCCGGGTTTTTTATTGCCCGGATTTTGCCCTTGACCGTATTCGCGACCGAGACATGGGAAGGGCGCGCGCTGGGGTCGAACCCGGACGGCACCGGCACTACCACCGGTGCAATCACGTGGTATGACAACTTCCACACCAAGGTGGCCCTTGATCCGCTGGGGAGCGGAAATAAGGTCCTCGAATTTCCCTACGACGCCGGTTTCCCGGACCCGGTTACCGAGATTTGGTTTGATCTGCACCAGAACCTTACCGAGGTCTGGATCAGATACGAGATATACATCCCGGCAAATTACGAGATCGTCGACCGCAATCCCAGCTCACCCCTGCAACTCGGAGGCGGTGAGAAAGAGTTTGTCCTGTTCGGCGACGGCTACTCCAACAACTACCCCACTCTGATACTTGGGCGCGACTTCCAGCGCCGGGTGTCGGACGGCGGTGCGCTCATCACGCCACCGACCAAAGTATTCCAGTACGGCGATTTCAAGTGGACCGACAACGCCGGTGTGCGTCAGACGTACCAGCTACCGAATGCGTCTGCGGTCAGCATGGAACCGCTGATCGACATCACCAAGGATCTCGGCGCCAAGCAGGTTCGCTTGCTCCATCTGGCAATGCCAACCACCAGCACCTCTAACAACGGTGTCTGTGAGTATTGGGTATACAAGAACGGCGTTCCCTACAAGATCATCGACGTTCACGACGGTCCGTGGTGGGGCGCCTTCGCGGGCAGCACCGGCGGCAACTACATCAATGGCGGCTACATCCTGGGCTCGTCGGGTTCCGGCTTCAACGTGCCGACCAGCTTTTTCGTGGGCGATACCGAATGGTCGAATGCCAACGATTTTCCTAGTGGGGGAGGCGGCAATGGCTGCTCCCAATTTGCTGATTTCTCTGTGAGGTTTTAACCATGGGTAGCCACGTCGGCACCATTCCCGGATCGGGCGCAGCTGATAACGCGGTAGTTATCGCATTCGATCAGATTCTCAACGGCACAAACACCTTCATGCTCATGTCCACAACGGGCGCAATGGATGTCTTCGTAACACTCGACGGCACCAACTGGTCCACCGCACCGCTGTCCCTGACCGATCTTGGCGCAACCACGCAAGATCCTGTTCTGGTGACCACAGCCAACCGCATGTACGGATTTTTTGGCCTGTTCAGAGGCGTGCGCGTCCTGCAGAACGGCGCCACCGCTGTGACCAACGCTGTGCTGCGCTATGGGAGCCGGAGCTGAGGTATGGGCGGGCAGTCCACTTACACCACGAAGCTCGCCGATGAGATCGTTGCTCGTATATCCGATGGCGAGCCGCTGCGCCAGATATGCCGTGATGAGCATATGCCGGGCTGGAGAACCGTCTACGATTGGATACAGGCGCGCGAGGACTTTGCCGCACGCATCGCGCACGCGAGGATTCTCGGCTTTGACGCCATTGCCGAGGACGTTCTTCGCATTGCCGATACGCCGCTTGAGGGCGAGCGTATCGAGGAAAGCGATACCGGGAAAAAGGTGGTGCGCGAGGACATGCTGGGGCATCGAAAGCTCCAGATAGAGACGCGGCTCAAGCTGTTAGCCAAGTGGGACCCGAAGCGCTACGGCGACAAGCTGGACCTGAATCACGCCGGCAAGAACGGCGGTCCGATCCAGATCAACATATCGAAAGATGACGAACAGCTTTGAGCTGACGCCTGCGCAAAAGCGGGCAACGCAAGAGCTGACCAGTGACGCAACCCATATAGCCCTCGGCGGCGGCTCTCGAAGCGGTAAGACGTTCTTGCTGGTGCGCGCGGTCATCATCCGCGCCCTGAAGAGTGGCGGCAGCCGACACGCGATATTCCGGTTTCGGTTCAACGCCATCAAAGGCGCGATCATCTACGACACGCTGCCCAAGGTGATCGCGCTGTGCTTTCCGGAGCTGGTCGGCAACTACTCGCTGAACAAGACCGACTGGTTCGTGACGCTGCCGAACGGGTCGGAGATTTGGTTCTGCGGCCTGGACGACAAGGAGCGCACCGAAAAGATTCTTGGCCTTGAGTTCGCAACGGTCTACTTCAACGAATGTTCACAGATTCCCTGGGGTTCGATCGTTACGGCGCTGACACGATTGGCGCAGAAGACGCTGAATCTTCGACTCAAGGCCTATTACGACTTCAACCCGCCAGGGAAGAAGCACTGGACCTATCTGCGATTCGTCGACAAGAAGAATCCAGAGACCAAACGCCCCGAGCCGAACCCGGAAGACTACGCATTCTTCCTGATCAACCCCTCCGACAACCGCGACAACCTCGATCCGAAATACCTGGCGCTGCTCGACAGTCTGCCAGAGAAGGCGCGCAACCGCTTCCTTCTCGGCAAGTTCGCCGACGACAGCGACGGCGCGCTATGGACCGACGACTTGCTGGCGCGGACGCGGCGGTTGGGGCGGCTCGAAGAGAAGCTGCCCGACTTCCTACGCGTGGTGGTGTCGGTCGATCCGTCCGGCTGCCGTGGTGACGAGGATCTGCGCTCTGACGAGATCGGCATCACGGTGTGCGCGCTCGGCACAGACGGCCACGGCTATCTGCTGGAGGACCTGTCTGGTCGATACGGGCCGGCAGAGTGGGGGCGCATTGCCACGAATGCCTACGAACGGCACAAGGCGGACCGCATCGTCGGAGAGACCAACTACGGCGGCGCGATGGTAGAGGCAGTGGTACGGGCAGCCAGCCCGAACGTTGCGTACTCCGAGGTCACCGCATCGCGCGGCAAGGTAGTGCGCGCCGAGCCGGTGGCTGCGCTGTACGAGCAGGACAAGGTGCACCACGTCGGCTACTACCCGGAACTCGAAGAGCAGCTGTGTTCATTCACGCAGAGCGGCTACCAGGGTATGCGCTCGCCGGACCGCGCCGACTCGGCGATATGGGGATTTACCGAGCTATTCCCCGGCATGACTGAAAAACGATCGACTTTCCAACCCATTCAATTCGCGGTGTAACCATCATGGCCACAGCAGCAAACGGCAACACGATTACCCTGTACGCCGGTCAGAAACTCACTGTTACCGGCGACAGCTCCACAGTGGCGACCGTTGCGCTGCGCAACAAGGGCACTGCGGTTGAGCAGAAGTCGCTAGGCAACTTCGCCAACCTTGTGCTCGGCCCGTACAGCTGCACGCTGGATGTGGACATCACGATCACCAAAGGTGGCGTGAACTACTCCATATCCACTTCCGCTGACAATGCATTCTCGCTGCGTGCTGCTCGTGGCGCCGTGATGGGCGACTCCAACACGGACAACGGATTCTTGCCGCCGAATGGCAGCACGACGCTGACCAACGTGCTGAGCTACCTGTCCACGACCGACGTATCTCCGCTGGCC